TTCTAATTGCAGAGCCTCTCCTGGCTGCATAAGAAACGTAGAGCGATTTAAAACTAGGCCACCCTCTAAGTTGAAAGCCGCTGGTGATGTTTGGGAAGTATCTGCCATATTTAAGAAACTCTAAGTACAGGGTTAGAGTAATCTGTAGGTGAGTTTATCACGGTAGACCTTAAGTAATCATACTTGTTAATAACTAAAGTCTGCATATTCTTAATACCTTGTTCAAACCTTTGGAAGTTTACTTGATACTGCTGTACCTCTCCTAAATACTGATAAACAAAAGCAGTTGCACCATCAACTACAACAGGTGCAAATCTTTCTGGTACTGTTGTAGTATCTCCATGTGCAGATAAATCACTAGGAAACGTAAAGTAATCAAAAGTTAAAACGTACTGTTTATCTGGATAAGGATAAAGTAAAAAGTTATTATCTAGTGTACGAACAATATATTTAGGTATACCACCACTATCAAACTGTGTTACTACAGTACCACTATCATGTGTTGCTGCAGTTGTATTAGCTGCACCACGAGTACATCCTGTAATATCATTACCTAATATACCTGTGTATGTAACTTGCTCACTACCTATATGCACCGTACCAGTAGTTGATAGACCTGTAGTAGATGTAAGAGTAAGTGTTGTGACTGAACTAGAGTGAGATCCATTTAGTGTAGTGGATACTATATCATCTTCTTGATTAGCGTACTCTTGTCCTATGTATTCATTGTAATTCATTTTAGATAGGTTATTACCTACACAATTAAGATCTGTATCTTTCTTTATTCGTGCTGTATTATAATCAATATACTTAGTACTAGTTGGTACGGAATAACGTACCTTACCTGCTGTAAGTGTTTCTGTATTAGTTGCGTGATTAAACGGATAACCAAACTCTCTCTGGTTAATATATCTAATAGACTCATTGACTGCATTCTTACACTGTACTTGAATACCTCTGGCATTAGTAAAGGTTGATGAAGTAAGTACTACTTCATTCATGCGTGTAATTACACTATTAGTAAGAGTAAGAAAAGTAAGCGCCATGATGTATCCTTACGGTAAGCTAAAGGGGCCAGTACACACCAGCCCCTAAAGTTTAACTATTATGCAAGCAGATCACGATCTACTTCATTTGCAGAACCTGACTGTGAGATGTCATCCATGATAACGCAAACTGCGTACACACGAATAATACCACCAGTGATAGTTCCACTAGATGCTTGAATCTCTACATCAAGTGTATCTGCTGCTGCAGTAAACACTGGTAGATTTCCACAAACACCTGATGATGTAATTGCTGGTGTGTGATCACCAACAGATGCACCATCTAAGTCAAATGATGCAGCAAAGATGTCTACATCAGTTCCTGTGATACCAATATGAAAAGCAGAGTCAGTAGTAGTACCTTCCATTGCTGTCACCACTTTGAACCCTGCGTGTAGGATCATAGTGTTTGCAGGTACAGCGATAGCTTGAATAATATCGTTTGCTGCTAAAGCTGTGCCACCGTTTTGCAAAATGGCATCAGCCATATCAATATCGTTTTGCAAGACAGTAAGCGCACCACGGAGTTTCTTATTCCCTGTTCCACCGTTATTGGAAGTGGAAGCAGAGTTGGTTGACATAGTAATAGTAGCCATAACTAAATACCCCCTTACGCTGCGTTATATTTGGCAGTGACGATTGCTTCTGGGCGAAGAATCTTCCTACCGTATAGATGCATACCACGAACAATGTCAGCAAAGCTGTCAGGGTCACGATACGTTTCCGTCTTATTGATCTGCTCAGCAGTTGCTACAGCAGAGTCATGTCCAGCAACAATCACACCAAAGTTAGTGTTCTGGTTGGCTGCCCCTGAAGTACCGGGTCCATCGCCTACCGCTGGCAGGTTTGATGAAGTGTACATACGGAAACCGTGGAAGTTGTTAATGACAAGGCCATTACGCAGTCCACCTGCTTCACCAAAGTCAGCATTCATAAAGCGTGAATCTTCATCACGAAGTAGCTCCATAAATACTGGATCAACTACCAGCCAACGTCCTTGAGTATCAACTTGCTGTTGATCTAAGAGGCGAGCCATACGAGCAACAACCATTGCTGGTGAAGCTGTAGCAGTTGGAAGTGAAGTAGCACCAGGCATACGTGCAGTCAACGGGATTGAGTGATCCCCTGCAGATGAAGTTGTGATGTTACCAAAAGAAGACTTGATAAGCTTCATTGATGACAACAATTCATCTGATCCTGCAGTTGTTACAGCTTTGCTACCGTTTACTGTAGTGTTAGCTGTGTCTGGCGAACCATGAAGTGCAGACTGTTTGAAACCTGACAGATAACCTAGAACGTCTTGGTCATACTGGTCTGACAAACGATACGCAGCACGATCAGTTGCAAGCTGCATGAAGTTGACATGTGAGTGGGCTTCCTCAATATCGTCCATCTTAAAAGCAAAGTAGTTAGCTTTGTCGATAGTCAACTGAAAGTCCTCATCGTCAAGATCTTGTGCTGTAACTTGTGTACCACGAGAATACGCCTGAACAGAAATCTCAGGTTCTTTGATGATTTGAACTGTATCACCTTGAGCAGAAATCTCCCCAAAGTAATCAGAGTTAGTAATTTCTCCTACTACGGTAGACTTGCGAAAGGCAAGCTGTACCTGTTTGGAGTAGATTACGGGGCTAAAATTACCATTAGGTAAATTCCCATAACCTGATGCGGATGTAAAAGCCATAGTAAATCCTCCTTAGATGTTTGTTGGCTTATGATATTTAAGCCCAAACTTAACGTAAGAGGCTAATCTTTCTAGGGTGCAAGCGTACTGATCAGGTTAGCTTGGGCCTATACTTAACTAGGTAGGTCTTATCTTAATTGTTTGGCTTAGTTGGTTAGAGTATAAAGGTAGCTAATATTATTAGGGCTTTACACTCTTTTCTTAACATATACAGTTATACATATTAATTCTGTAATGTCAATACTTTTTTAACGTGCACCCCCAGAAATATCATAAATAAACTTGCCACTACGGATAGCTTCCATGATTGAGTCTGCATTAGCCTCATACTGCTGTGCTGTCATCTTTTGTACAGCAGACTCACGGATACTTCCTGACAGGTCATTATTCTCTGGCTTGGTAGTACGTCTTGTTTTAACTTCTGATGCAGCCTGTTTAGTAGAACGCTGTTTACCTTTTACGTCCATATTGTTATCAATCTTGTACAGATCAATTACCCTGATTACAGACTTAGGGTCATCTTGGTTTTCATATAGGGCATCCTGTACCCACTTAGGTTGTTCTTCTGCCCAATTGTGAAACTCATCACTTGATCGTAAGTCATCAAAGTCTGAGTGCATAGAGCGTATCTCATCTTCTGATTTACTGCGCTGGGCTTGTGCTGTAAGCTTGTCTATCTCTTGTAGTCTAGCATCAGCATTCTTAAACTTCTCTTCTGCTTTTTGATTAGCAATAGTTTCTACAATAGAAGCAATCTCTGGATACTTATTAGACCATGCCTCAATGCTTTCATTACTAGCAGGTGGACGAACTGGACCACTAGTCTTTGCTTTATCTAGCTGTGCCTTTAGTTCTTTTAACTCTTCAGATTGTTTGTTTAGATGGCTGCGTAGATCACTATATCGTTTCTTAAACGATCTCTCTTCTGCAGATAACGCTTCTTCTTTAGCTTCTGTATTGGACGCTTCCTCTTGGGAACCCTCTTGTTCTTCTGGTTCTCCCCCTTCAATAAGGGCTTTGAGTTCTGCCTCATCCTTTTCTATACGTTTCTGGTTTGCATTGCGCTTTGGTTTAGCTTGTACAAATCCTGCATTCTTTGGTGTTTCCACTTCTGCTAGTTCTACCATTTTGTATTTCCTTTTATGTTGGGGCCAGCATTATTGCCGGGTAGCCTTATAGTTATTTTAACCTGCTGCTGCAGATATTACAGCATCAAACTCTCGTTCTTCATCTACATCTTTAGGTTGTATAGCACCTGAAACTATGTCACGTATTCTTTGTTCGTTTCTTTCTCTATCTATTCTGTCACTTGATTCACCACCACCTAAAGCTTGATCTCTTTCATATTTTTCAGTAGTAGTAAGTGTAGGTTCTAGTGAAGCATTTTGTGCGGCTATTTGTGCTGCACTAGGACCATCAGAACTACTTGAACCGGGTGGAAGTAATGCATCTATATCTATACCAAGTGGATCATCGTCATCTTTATAAAAAGCTTGATCAAATATAGGTGTACCTGT